ATGACCCGCGACGTCCTGGTCGCCTTCCTGACCCTGGTCGCTTCGATAACTGGCTTCTGGTTCGGTTCCAGGACTGGCGGGCAAGGTTGAAAGGGAATTGCCCCAAATGCGGGAATCCGCTGAAGACGGGGAATATCAAAATCGTTCGGCCGCGGGGGAAGAAGCGGCCGTTCCGCGTTTGTAGAAAATGCCCGACCATTACTTCGGGCCCGACGATATGCGATACTTGCCCCGACCGAAAGGAATGTCAGACACAAGACCCGACGAATCGGACTTGCCTGAAGTTCGCGCGGCCCCGTCCCCAGCTTCGTTCGGAAGCCGTTCGTCCTAACGTTTCGGAAGCTATTCAGGCGAACCAGGGCAAGCAAGGCGGCCCCGTGACGGTCGAAGTGGTATATCAGGCCCCGACGACGCCCGAATACTGCTATTTCATGACAAGCGAATCGGCCGCAAAGCTTCGCCGCGCCGCCGAATTGGGGCGGCCCGTCAGTGTCGCCCTGGTCACGGCCGAAGCGGACGTTGTCGAAAACAATCCCGAAATGTTTGTCGACCTGGTCAAAATCGAAGTAAACTGGAAGGCGGAATGAGTAAATACAATGTCAATCTTCTGGACGTCCTGAAGCCCTTTGTTGAAATCCCGTTCGCTGACAAGCTGGCGGCGACAAAGGCGATTATCGAAACGACCGTCGCGGCGTTACCCAGGAAGACCGTTGTCGCCTGGTCGGGCGGCAAAGATTCGACCCTGGTCTTATACCTGGTTCGGCAACTGGAACCTGACGTCGACGTCGTCTTCAATAACACGGGCGTCGAATATCCCGAAACGGTTCGGTTCGTTCATGAAATGACGGCCGCCTGGAATGTGAACCTGATTGAAACGAAGCCGAAGAAGGGCTTCTGGCAATGCGCGGACGAATACGGATTCCCCGACAAAAGCAAGGGCGGCGTTCATGGCAAAACGCCGCATTGTTGTTATTTTCTTAAAGAGAAGCCAATGGAAGACGCCATGCGGGGCCATGACTGGACGGCGGTCTTCGACGGCGTGACCGCGGTCGAAAGCCGAATCCGCATGTTCACGGCGCGGAATAAGGGAACCAGTTACTTCAACGCCCATTGGAAAAAGTTCAGGGTTCGGCCGATTCTTTACTGGACTGAAGAAGAAGTCTTCGAATACTTCAAGACGGAAGGCATTCCGAACAATCCCCGTTATGCTATGGGGTCGCGGCGGGTCGGTTGCATGGCGTGTTCGGCATATAAAACCTGGGAAGCAAACATGAGCCGCGAAAACCCGAAACTATATCGAATCATCAAGCTTCGGAAGGACGGTCACTTCCAGCCTGAAATGAAAATCAACAAGGCTTCGGTTCCCGAATGACAATCACGCGAACGCCGTATCTTCTGAAGGACGCCGCGGTCGCGGTCAATATCCGCCAGGCGGAAGACCTTCGCAACTGGACGCGGACGCCCGCGACGGCCGGGGCTTACCTTTCCCGCGGGTCGTATTCCCGCCCGAAGCATGTCGACTTCCTGGCTGAAAAGATAACCGAAATCGGCCTGGGGCAACGGTTCATAATCTTCACTATCCCGCCCCAGCATGGCAAGCTGATTTCTCATGAAACGCCCATTATGACGACTAAAGGCTGGAAAACTCACGGTCAACTGAAGCGTGGCGATTATGTTTACGGTCGGAATGGGGAACCTGTTAAAGTGCTGGCAACGCATGAGGAAGGCGAAGCCGCTTTCAGGGTTCAGTTCAACGATGGTTCCGCTTTCGACGTTCACGGAAAGCATGAATGGTTAGTAACCGACCGCCAGAATCATAAATGGCACAAATACGAAACGGAATACATATACAGCCAGAAGCTTCACACGGGGGAAATCGGAAAGCGCGGAAGCCGTTATCGTTTCCAGGTAGACGCGAACGTCCCGTTGTTTCAGCCGTGGCAAGAGCTACCGATTCACCCTTACGTGCTGGGCGCGTGGCTGGGCGATGGTTCGACTTCGAAGAACTGTATTACATATCAGTTGAGCGATTCGGCGGTCATAGACAAAGTTAAGCGTTGCGGGTATATCGAAACAGGGCACAACGTCCATTCGACAACGGGCGTGATAACGTCTTACTTCAGGACATTGTATGCGCAACTAAAACGACATGGCTTGCTGGGTCATAAGCATATCCCTGACGTTTATCTAAAAGCGTCGCTCGAACAGCGGCTTGAATTGTTAGCTGGTTTGATAGACACAGACGGGTCTTGCGACCGCGGAAGAATTCGGATTGTGACCGCTGACCCTGAATTAGCTGGGCAAATCAAGCAACTGATATTAAGTGTCGGTTATAAGGTCGGCATTCAGACAGCCGAACCAGTCACATCTTCCAGTGGCATAGTCGGGCGGAAGAAGGTTTACACACTGGCTTTCAATCACGGCTTTGAAATTCCCGTTGTTCTGGAACGCAAGAAGGCGAACCGAATCGACTATAAACCGCGAAGGCGGGCGATAACAGCCATTGAACGAATCCCGCCCGTCAAGGGACGTTGTATCACGGTCGAAAGGGGAATTTATCTTGTTGGTAAAACATTCATTCCGACCAGTAATTCGGAACTTGTTTCACACTGGACGCCAGTCTGGTTCCTGAAGAAGTTCCCCTGGAAGAAGGTCGGGCTTGCCTCTTATGAAGCGGGATATTCCGCGGAATGGGGCGGCAAGGCGAAGGACACAATCATTGACAACGCCGACGAATTGGGCCTGGACATTCGGAAGGACACGAAGGCGAAGGGCCGCTGGAATCTTCGCGGTTATGGCGGCGGCATGTTCACGGCTGGAATCGGGGGCCCTTTCACGGGCCGCGGCTTCGACCTGATTATCATTGACGACCCTATCAAGAATGACGCCGAAGCCCTTTCGGAAGTATTTCGGAAGCGTGTCTGGAACTGGTATCGAACGGTCGCCCGAACCAGGCTTGCCCCTGGCGGGTCGATAATTCTTATCATGACCCGCTGGCATGAACAAGACCTGGCGGGTTCCTTGCTGGGAAACCCGCCCGAAGAACCTGAAGGAATCCTGGAAGACGAAACGGTCAAGCCTGACAAATGGGAAATAATCAATCTTCCCGCCCTGGCTGAAGATAACGACCCGCTGGGTCGCCGACCAGGGGAAGCGTTATGGCCCGAACGATACAACGAAGAAGCCCTGAAGAAGTCCAGAATGGCCGCTGGCCCCTTTTGGTGGTCGGCCCAATACCGCGGCAAGCCCCAGCCTGAAGGGGGCGGCCTTTTCAAGACGGCCTGGTTCAAGTCTTACGACCCCGACACGCTTCCCAGGAACGCAAAGGGCGAACTGACCTTGTCCCGCGTTATTCAGGTATGGGACACGGCGCACAAGGAAGCGCAACGGAACGACCGTTCGGCATGCCTGACGCTGGGGCAATCCCGAATCCCGTCCAGGTATTACGTCCTTGACCTTTTCGTCGGCCGACTGGCGTTCCCTGAACTGACCAGGGCGGCGACCGCGCAATATGACAAATGGAACCCCGACCGCGTCATTATCGAAGACAAGGCTTCGGGCATTTCCTTGATTCAGCAACTTCGCCGCGACACGCATGTCCCGCTTCGCGCGGTTCCCGCCGTCGACGACAAGGTCACGCGGGCGAATACCGTGACGGGCATTATCGAAGCGGGCCAGGTCTTCATTCCCGAACGGGCGTCCTGGCTGGCCGACTTCATGAAGGAAATCGGCGACTTTCCCACGGGGGCCCATGACGACATTGTCGACGTCCTGGTTCACGGTCTTCGCTTCCTGAAGCCCCGATTGACGGGACTTCGGCAAGGCGTCGAAACCGAAGCGAAAACGTCCCGCTGGAAAGAATAAAAAAAGGGGGGAATATCATGAAATACACATCATGGCAAAGGATTAAAGTCTTCGTTTTTGGCTTCTGTTACCTTGAAACGCGCCAGCCGAAAGGCTTCCAAAAGCCGACACGTTTCTACCTGGCAAAGTGTTCCAGGCATGGCTATTATGAAGATTATTGGCATGGTTTC